TATCCTATTAGTAAGCTCTCTATCAAATGTCCCAACAAAGACATTGAAAAGTTCTTCGATGATATGATTGAAGAAATTGATCTTATGAATATCTGCGTACAAATCGCGCAAGAGTACTGGCTTTTAGGAGAAGCTTTCGTTTATGCAGAGCTAGATGAAGGTAAAGGAAAATGGAGTCGCCTTCATATTCAAAACCCTGACTTTATGATTGTTAAGAGGACTGTTGTCGCCAATGAGCCTATTATTATGTTACGTCCTGATGAGAATCTTAAAAAGATTATCTTTTCCAATAGACCAACGGATGTTGAACAGCGTAAGCAACTTAATCAGCACATCATTGACTCAGTAAGACGTGGCGAAAATATTCCATTAGATAATTTTCACGTATCTCACTTAGCAAGAAGAATTAGCCCTTACGAAATCAGAGGAACAGGATTGCCCGTCTGTATTTTCCGTCAACTAATGCTTTTTGATAAGTTAAGAGAATCTAAGTACGCTCAAGCTGATAATATGATTAATCCATTGACTGTTGTCAAGATTGGTTCAGCTGATTACAAACCGACATACGCAGATTTAGAAGCTTGGAGAAGCACATTCGAAGAAGCCCAATATGATAAGGATTTCAAAATCTTCACACACGAAGGTGTAGATATTTCAAGAGTTGGTTATAACTCCGGCATTTTTGATATTGGAAATGATATCACCCAATTGATTAAAGAAATTTTTATTGGATTACAAGTACCACAAGTTATGATGGACGGTGGTGCTGATACTACTTACGCTAACGGTGGTGTCGCTCTTGATCTTTTGAGACAAAGATATATGCAATTCCGTAATATGTTATCTCACTGGTTGAAGACCAAGATTTTTGCTCCCATCTCTAAGATTCAGGGCTTCTACGATTACTCTGGTGGAGAGAAACAACTTATTGTTCCTGAAATTGATTGGAACCATATGTCTCTATTCGATGCTGGAGACTACATCAATAATTTGGTTACTCTTACTGCGGGTGAAGGGTCTCAAAAGAGAGCTTCTTTGAGCACGCTTTACCGTTCATTGGGCCTAGAATACGAAGATGAGAATAGAAAGATTCGTAAAGAAAACATTCAAAACGCCATCTTTAAGAAAGAAGTTGCCGCTTTGGACGTTTTGAGTCTTAATGCTTTGCGTGCTTTGGATGAGGATGACGAAATTCCAGAGCCAGAAGGACAGGAAGGAGAAGCCCCACTTCCAGGTGAGACTCCAGGCGGAGCATCAGGAGGCGCTTTGCCAGACTTAGGAATGCCAGGAGGTCCACCACCTCCAATGCCAGGTCCAGGAGGACCGCCACCAGGACCACCAGCCGGAGGCCCACCACCAGGAGGAGCCCCTCCCACACCGCCACCAGCTTAAATAAGTCGAAGAAGCCTCTACTTGTCAATAATCCCGTATAGTTTTAACTAACGTCACATAAGTAGAGGTTTTTCTATGGAAAAAATCGCACAGAAACGAACATTGCGCAATAAAACAAGGGAGCTGGTTAACAAGCCAGGAGCTCTCTTGGATAAGATATTTGATCCAGAACTTATTGGTATCATGAAGACTCTTGCGGTAACAGACGATAAAATTCGTGCCGAATTAACTGGTCTGAAAATAAGCAAGAATGCTCCAGCTCCAGAAGAAGCTGTTTCTGCTAAAGACTTAATTAAAGACGCTCGCTCTTTTTTTAATAGACGAGAGTATATGGGCGGCGTTTCCGCTTTAGTTATCTTAAATAAAAAGATGTTCAATGTCGTTTCTTTAATTAATGAATTTAAGAAAAGCTTATCTAATATAGACGAGCCAGGCCTCAAACACAAAGTTCTTTTTGAAAATGTTTCAGATGAAGCTCTAGATCAAATAGAGCAAAATATACATCATACCAGAAAAAATGGAGATGAACTCTATCAGTCTTTTATTAAAGATGCTGGACTTTTAGATACTTGGCTTAATCTTACCACTTCGAGGGGAAGAGAATTAGCAGCCATAGAAAAACGTTATCCTCAAATTACCGCAGATTTGCGTAAAAAAGGATTAGCTATCATTGGTAGCGCTGAAGCTTTATTGAGCATAACTCTTTCTAATTTGAAGACTATGGCGTCGGCTCGTGCAACACGCAAATTAGATCCATATTTGGCATCTGCTAATGCAATTGTAGAGAGTTATAATAAGTTCAACTCTGGAGACAAAGGATTTGCAGCCTATTATGATAATACAGTTCTGCCAGCCATAAAAGCAAAGAGAGAGTTTGATGCAGCCGTTAAAGCAAGAGAAGAGGCTAAAGTAAGAGAAGCGGCAGAGGCAGCGGCAAAAGCCGAAGAAGCCAAGAGAATGCAGCAATCTCCTTTAGCATCTCCAGTTGGACCATCCCCAGGATTGAGTTCACAGAGTCCTCCCTTTACTCCACGCCCAGAACAGTCTTGGCCATTTGGAGATAAAGATAAGCCTGCCATTCCGGTAATACCAGAGAAGAAGCAAAATATAGACCCTGAAACCGGAGAGATTACCTGGGCTCATAAGCGTTTTTATGAATCGCTACAATCTCTAAGTAATGAAGAACCCATTATTTTAGTTAATTATATTTCTAAATATGCTAAGTATATTCAAAATACTGACTTGGAAACTGCCATTAAATTATTCAACATTGTTAAAGATATTAGGGGTTAAATATGGCCTCTAATTTGGGATCAAATTTTTATCCAAAACTAATTCAAATGACTTCTGAGCTTGGAATGAAGCCAGAAGATTTATTAGCTACTATGGTATCTGAGTCTGGCATTCAATCTGACGCACATAATCCAGGTGGAGCAAGTGGACTTATTCAATTTATGCCAGAATCATTAAAGGGTGTTGGATATCAGGGAACACCTGCAGAATTTAGACAGACATCAGGCGAAGAACAGCTTCAATATATTAAAAGATACATTCAAGATAAGATGAAATATAATGGTGGCCCATTCAAATCTGGTGCCCAATATTATGTAGCTAATTTTTGGCCAGTCGCGCTTAAATTGCCTGGCATTCAAAATGAAGATCCTAGCACCCGTATTGTAGAGGGTAATCCAGAAAGAGATGCCTCAGGAAAATATAGCAAAAAATATCTTGATATTGGAATTAAAATTTCTGCCAATTATGAAAGCATTGCTTATAAAGGTAACACTCTATTTGATAAAGGTAATAAAGGATACATAACCTATGGTGACATGGAAAAACAAGTAGAGCAAAATAAAAGAAGTGCTACTTATCAAAAAGCTATTACAGCTATGCGTGATTCCACTAATTATCAACCTACTACAACTCCAGTTGAACCGGAAGCTAAACCCAAAGTTGCACCATCTATGATGGCAGATTTAGAAGAAATGATTAATCAAGGATTACAAATGTTTAATACGGTTTTAGCAGAAGAAACCTCTCTTAAAAGGCTTTATAAAAAAGCTTTACCTAATCACAACATTCTAATACAAATTGGTGCCCCTAATTATAATAGTGCTATAGAATTTTCTCGTGTTCTCACGAGCGCTTTAGATGAAGATTTACTTTCTACCTCTTATCCACATACAGATGGACACAAGGTAGAGGTAGAGTGTTCTATTCAAGGGCCAGAGAAGGAATGTTTTGAAGCAGTTGAGCAAATGTCTCAAGCTATGGCAGAGGCCTTTCAAGAGGCTACTATTAAAATAGGTGGGGTAAAAGTTCAAACAACATGTATTATGAATAAAAAGTCATCTTATCAGCCAATAAGTTTAAAAACGGCTACCACTAATTACAGAACCTTTTTACTTAAGTTTATCTAAGGAACATTACAATGGTATCAGAACAACAAATCACAGACGCCGTAGCTAAACTTGACAAATCAGGCAAGACTTTTGCTGAATTTTTAGTCGAAATTTTTAAGGACAAATTTATTGAAGTATACGTTGGTGATGCTTATGAAGATGTCAGCACAGAGCAAATTACTACTGCTTATCCTGCCGTGTTTTGTGGAAAAGTAGTAGCTGCTTATCGTGAATGTCTTATTCTTAATTGTGCTTATGTTGGTGCTGGCCGTCATTTAGAGCTTGGTAATATGATGTTCATTAACGAAAGAGCTATTAGAGCCTTAAATGAAGTAGATGGTAAAGGTACCCTTGAAGATATGATGTTAAGAAGCAAAGAGACACTAGATATTAAACAAACGTTTCACATTGATGATAAAAAATGAACGATGCAAACACCCTCCTACACATGGCTAGCGTCTATGAAAATAGATGCATTGATGGCCTGGTAAAAATTGCTAAGATACGCAAGTTACCAGGTGGTAGGTATCGTGTACTCTCAATGAAGGGTAAGAATTTAGGAACTAGTAAATCTCGTAAAGCTGCCGAGAAGAGACTAAAACAAGTAGAATATTTTAAGCATTTTGATCATTCAGATACGGATGATAAATCTTCCATTATTGATTTAACAGATATTGATGAGTTCGCTTATTCCGCAGTTATGCGTAAGCTACGCCAAAAAGGCAGTCCAGAACAAGTTAAAGTCTTCCTACAACTATTCAAACAACAATTTGATCGAGCAGTTAAAGGAAAGGCTCACAAGCCTGAACGAATTGCTTTGCAGAATGCTTTAATTAAGTTTAATAAGTTACATAAGATTAAACTTGATAAGAAAATGGTTAAATTAGCAGCCGTAGCTGAATTGGGAAATGCTGAACAAGTTGGTAGATACTTGTCTGATATTGTTCGATTTACACTTCAACGTCTTCCCTCAGAGAAGAGACGCGGAGCTATGGAGAGTTTGAAAAATAAATTTTCCGCCATGAGCGAAAGTGAAATTGCTTCCAAACAATTGCCAGAATCTTCTGCATTAGGACAAGCCATTACCTTCGTTAAACACGTCTTATTTAATCATGATGCCAAATATGTTAGGGAAGTTCTTAATAGCTTAGCGAGATCATTATGATTAATAAGTTTCGCACAGTTGTTCCTAACAAATTATATCGTGGTTCTGCACCTAGTCCTAAAGATGTCAAACATTTGAGGGAAAAATTGGGCATTAAAAAGATTGTCAGCCTCGATCAGCCAGCTGGCGAGAGAATAGATCATGCTTGCAAATTATTAGGGATTAAACATGTCAAAATGTATATTAATCCTGGAAGAAAATCTTTATTACATTTCGTTTCGCAAGATTTGAAGAAGTTATTTTTAGATGGTGGTCCTACTTTTGTTCACTGTCATTATGGTAAAGATAGAACGGGTCTGGCTTGCGCTTTGGTCAAATGCAAATATTTAGGAGAGAGCCCGGATAAAGCGATTGCCGAGGCTAAGTCATTAGGATTTGGAGTTGATGTTCCTCCACCAATAACTCATCTCTATGAAAAGATAATCCGCTCTTGCAAACCATCTAAGAAAGATGAAAATAGTGCCGATATTGTTTCTAATCAACAGGAATACATGGGAGATAATCGTGACAGCTTCTTAGATGAAGGTCACCAGGGATCTTTCTCTCCATTCTTGGATGGTGGTATTCGCCAATACCCATATGATGCTCCATTTAATTTTATCAATGACCAGGCCCCAACCCGTGAAAACTTTAGAAATGATAATATTGACGTTGATAATAGGACATTAGAAGAAGAGAGAGATGAAAGCAAAAATGATAACGTGCCTGTTGTCGGAGTCTTTGATAATGATGCAGGTATTCGTGGCGTAGGGCCAGTTGATTTGCCTGGAGGATTTATATATCCATGATAATAGTTAAAGCATATAGTGTTCAAATGAGTTATAATGTGACTGATGAAGAAAAACATCAGGCAGAACAAGCATTATTGTCATTTAAAACAACCAGAAACCTCTTAACAGAATCTTCTGAGTATCTTAACATTATGAAAACACCATTCAAAGACAACCCAGATATGACTCCTCAAGATATTTGGAAAGCCCGACCCGTTATTCGTCGTTTTAGGGATAAAGCCATTGATAATTTTGATGAATTTAAAGAGGCTGCATTTCAATGTGTTAATACAATGCAAACTTTTGCTAATGACACTCAAACTTTAAAATTAATGAAGTCATTTATTAATTCTATTGATGAATTAGAGGTTAAAGTCAATGATTTCGCGGAACTATTTAGTGATTTGGAATCCAAAGATTTCTCTAAGAATGTTGTTACTAAAATGGAAGATGTCCAGAAAAAATGTGATGATATTGATGAGATTATTGATGAAAGAATCAAGACTCACATACAGACAAATATCCTGGCTACCAGTTGGGTAGATTCAGTTAGCACAGAACTTCAGACAAAGGTTGAAAAGAAAACTCCTCTTATTTTAGACCTTTTCAATAAACGACAAGATCAACTAAATGATGCCATAGAGGAAAGGGCGACGGTTGGTCATTAAGTTTAAGACCACAAAATGGTAATATTTCTCCATACTAGATAGAGTTTTCAGTTTTGTCTGAAGATTTGTAGCAATATTAACCTATAGGTTTGTGGTCTCCATTAAGGAGAAAATATATGTCATTTATCAAAACCGGAGACGGAAAAATACTTGGAATTGTTGACGGAGACGATCTTACAGAAGACGAAAAGAAGTCCGCCAAACAAGTTTCAAAAGAATTCGTTAAAAAATCAGATAACGAATCAACTGATTCTTCTAAAGTGAAGAAGTCAGGGAGCTAATGCATGATAACAGGTTTTATTAAACAAGGCGAAGCATACGAAATTAGATTAGAGGATGTAGAATCCTGTATTCCCGAAGTTAGTGCAGAATGCTTAGAAGAATTTAGAAAAATTGCTAGCGATCTTAAGAAGATTGCCCCCAAAGCCGAAGATTTTCTCTATTTTTCTGCCGTTATGATGCATGCTGCT